CCACCAATCAACTCTAAATGCTTTAAATTCATTAGTTCCCTGAGTTGCACCTTCCCATATTTTATGATATACATTACCAATACCGTTTGCGGTAGATGTAATAATAATCTTTGTATCTTTACCTGCAGAAACAACTGGATATGTTGATGTATAAAATTGAGCATCGTTTTCAATAAACGCAAACTCATCTAGGAACAACAAGTTGATAGATAAACCACGAATAGAACTACCTGATGTAGCAGCTGCAATAATCTTTGAATTGTTTGAGAACTCGATCGAGCCTTTATTAAGTGCCTTACACCCTGGCTGTAAAAAGAATGGCAAGTTTTCTAACATGAGAGTTACACGAGCCAACATTTCTCTAGCAGTAGCACCCTTGTTAGCAAGGATAGCAATAGTCTTTTCTGGGTGGAAACATGCAAACCATAATAGATATGCTACAGATGAAATAGATTTACCAGACTGTCTACATGCAAGAACTATAGAAAATCTATTATCATTGAAGTGTTCAAACATCTCTTCTTGGTATGGATATAGATCAAAAGGTACTAATCCACTATCAAGTGAAATCACTTTTAAATAAGTACGAGCAAAGTATGCAGGTTCTTGCATACATTTTACATACTCTAATACTTCTTCTTTTGAAAATTGAGTTTCTACTCCGTCTCGTTTGACAGAGGGATTACCTAAGTAACCAAACTCGCTATTCTTGATCCTCTGCATCGATTATTCTATCTCTATCTTGTTTTAATAATCTTTGTAGTTCCGAGGTGGAACCTACAAATACATTATTATTTGTAATCTGTTTTCTTGCCTCTTCCTTTTCTTCATCTTCTTTAGCCAAATCTTTCTTTGACTTTTGAAGCGCCATTAATTTTTCTGTGGTGTCAGCAATGTCTTTTATAGACCTAGATAAAACTTCGAATGCTCTTGGGTGTTCGGATTCACGAGCAAGTTCTGCTAGAGAATCTAGGGAAAGTGTTCCTGTTTTAATCAAGTCACGATAAGTTTCCCTAGAGAATTCATAGTCATCTTTAATATCTTTTTTATCTTTATTAATAGATGGCTCTGCTTTCTTCACGGGCAAGTTTTTTTCGAGGTTACTCCTCATTTTATCTAATTTATCCATATTTAATCTACATCTGGATTATTATCAATAGTTACTGTTACCGTATGATTGCTTTCGGTATCAGTATTACCTACTGTAAAATCCATTTCTTCAAATCTGTTTGAATCGTTATTAGTTCCAAATTTTTCAAAATCAATGTTGATCTCTCTAATAAGACCAACATCACTTGTGGGTCCGTAAAACTTCATTTTCATAGTAAAGTCAAGCTGATATATGAGAACTCTTCTAGTTGCAAGGTCTCCTTCATAATCATCTTGTATAGTTACACCTTCAAGTATTACGGGCACATCTTGTTTAAAATCAAATCCTTCTACTGGCTTTATTGACACAGTATAATCTGGTTGAAAATATGGAATAATTTGTTCCATAATTTGTAAACCATCATCTTGATTCTTTGCCATAATATATAGAGACATACCAATATCATAAGATGTAAAATGTTTGATTGTCTTTTTCTTTGTAATATCACTACCATGTGTTTCTACTATAGTATTGAGCTTACTTAATTTTTGATTAGGGTCTAGTGCTAAGGTAGTTATCTCAAATGCCATTCTAGGCAGTTTAAGAGCAACTGATTGGTCAAATCCTGTTTCTTGATCTAGTCTAGCAAGAAATTTTTGTTTGGGGCCGTATGCAAGTGGAACCTTTACTATACCAGATGCAGAATTAGTGCCACTCTTTCTTACAATATTTAAATTATTAAAAGTGTGCCGAAAACAGCAACTGACTTTCGCATTGTAGCATGATAGAAATGATTACCAAACATTATGATGGGTCTCCAAATGGATTTGATTCAGTGAAATCAATAAAATTATCTGCTTCTACTTCAAATGCAACATTTTGTGCAGATGGATCCTCAGGCATAAATGAATCATCACCATCATTTAATCCATAGATTTTAATAATCGTATTAGTATTATTTGATTCAGCACCATATAGTGTTTTAGTAGCAGATACAATAAACTCTTTATAATCATCACTACCCGTAACGCCGATATTTGATAATGATATCTGCCCTGCAATGTTTGATGTTTTTGTTACATCTTGTACTCTACCAAACACCTCAATTACTGTATTACCATCAGCAGATTCTTCAGCAGTTTGTAATACTTGAGTTACTATTTCGCCTTCTTTAAAGTGATTACCAGATGTAGTAGTATAATCCATAACTAGCTGATAAGCTTCATCACCAATTTTACGATCAATTTCATCTATTCCAGTATCAAAGTCCTCATCATTGTATTCAAACAGTGAGCAAGTAAGCTTATATACAGGTAAATTTGATAATTGATAAAATGGTTTATCATCTTCTACGAATGTAATCTCAAAGAAAGAATTTGTCATTGGCAAGAATAACAAGTCACCTTCTCTAGGCTTGGACATAGCTTCATATAAACCTACATTACCATTCCAAACCTTACGAGAAATAACAAAGTTAGCTTCATCTCTGACTTCAATACCAAACTTTTGATATAGGTCTCCAGCACCCTCAAAACCATCAACATTTTCAATGTATGCTTCCATTAAATAAGCATCATCAAAGCTTCCGGCCGGGTCTTCTCCTAAAATATTATCTCGGTTAACAAGAGTACGTGGTATATAATACACGTCTTGACCGAATATTTTAAGTGATTCTATAACTAAGTCTTCGTAAAGGTTTTGTTCCGACCTTACTGCCTGACTAAAATATACATTTCTAGGCATTTAATTACCCCATGTAAAAGTCAACTGGTTGTTCCCAATTCAGCCTAACTTCTTCTTCTAATTTTTGTAACTCTTCATTTGCATCATCAAATAGCTGTCTGCCATTAAATGTAACACCACCAGGCATTACCATTCCTTCGAATTTAATTAAGTTTGCACCCCATTGTTTTTTTAGTAATGCTGTACAATATTTCTTTAAATAGTAATCATTATACACATCTGTATATGTTTCAGGATCCAAAATTCTATAAGCTTCTACTACAATGTAATCATTAACTTTTACTTCTTTTGACCAATCCATGTCAATACGAAGTTGGTCTCTATGTCTATCAAATGAAACAAATTTATCAGAGGAATCAATTAACATATCTAGTGTAGAAAGATACTCTCTAGCCATTGAATATTCTAATAAAGAACCAAGATAACCCAATGAGAACATATCGTTTAAATGCATCTGATATTTAATATCAAACATACCAGAGGAAGTACCTGAAGCTCTAAGAGGCATTAATCTAATAACGTCTGTAACTAATTCTGGAATAGGGATATAACCATTATCTATATCAGCTTGTGTTACTTGATGCTTTAAAAATACCTTTTCAATAGCATCTGCATGATAGTGCTGATAGAATTGCAGACCTTCGTCTATTCTATCTTCTATTTGATCTTCATCAATGTTAATTTCAATGACTGGTGCACCTAAAGATCTTAAACAATAATCTATAAGTGTTTGTCTACTATTTGGTTTTGCCATTTTAATACCTCTATTATAATAGTATTTATACTATTTATAACCTATTCACACCCAGTTTATAATATATCGCCAGGATATCTGCTACTCCACATGGTTAAACTATATTTAGCTCCTTTAGTTAATTCTGTGCTCGTGTGTCCGTGTGTAACAGCACCAGGAAATAAAATCATCTTGCCTGGTGGTATATCTTTATTACTAATGCCTTGCCTAGGAAAATACAATTCACCACCCGTATAATTATCATTTAATTTAACTGACCCAGTAACTAGACTAGCATCGGTATGTAGATTTAAACTTCTTTGAGTATCCATGGTGTATTTCATTACAAAAGCATCTCTCATACCATACATTTCTAATGGGTGCCAATACTTTTCAACAATTGGATAAATAGATTCTTCCCATGTCTTACATAACATATTCCAAAGATTTAACTCTTTTAGCCTAATTTCTTGTGCAGGAAATTTATCATCTTCTAAACTTTTAAATCCACCATTAGCTTCTGCCATTTTAATAAGTGTATCACATTGTTTTTCATCCATAAAATCAACTATGATCATATCTTTTTCTAAAACGTCAAATCTACCATATTGATTAATTCTAAATAATGATGGCATATTCTGATAAGTACTATCTACGTGTTCAGTGAATAATTTATCATAAGTAAACCAATTAGAACTTATATTATTACCATGGTAAACACACCCACAAGTATTTGTTCTAGGATTCCACATCTGTCCATTTTCTAATTTAGACATAGCAGGCTCATTAGTCTGAAAGATGTAACAATCATAATCAATTGTTTGGTCGTACATTCTCTCTTGTGGACGAGCAAATAGTCTTTGGCAAAATTCTTGATCATCTACAAATGAATTGTGGTCTTTGGCTTTACAAAAATCTCCGGCATTCTTATATTGGGAAAACAATTCTTTTATAATCCATGCCCTTCCAATATAACCACCACTATTTAAAAACAAATAAGGTGAAGTAGGTTTATCGGGCCCTGCGTTCTTCTCTGTCATTCTAAAGTAATTATACTTCTCCCCAAAGGTCTTTGATAAATCTTCATCATCTTCACACGGCCATAAATGGGTTTCTCCAGCCCATACAATATCATAATTAAACTCTAAGAATCTATCTACTATTGTTTCACCATCATCAACAAAGAAAGTATCATAGCCATCTGTAAAAAATACAATGTCCATATCATCAACTTCATCTGAGTGAACAAAATCATGCATTATTTTTATTTTAGGGCCACCGCCAAAACTTTCCATTGAATCTGCCCAATCATAATTTTCTCCAATGTTTTTTAATGGCACTCCATATTTTTCAGCACTCTTAAATAAATTTTTAGTTTTATCAGGATCTGTTCCGATGGTACAAAAATGAACATTCGAGTAATCTTTAAATCTTTCGACCTCATAAGTATTAACTTCTATAGAGCTTGGATTTTCTGCCCGAGGAATTTGATTACATGAATCTTCTTTTAATGCCCAAATATTTAAATTCTTTTTTCGATGCATATAAGGTAAATATTCATCTACAACTACAAGTTTTTTTTCAAAGCCATCTATTAGTATTTTAGCACCTTTGGGCGTTAAAACATATCCAGTCATATTATATGGATAGTCAGGTGATACTAATTTATCATCTGTTGGGTGTGGAATAATTCCTTCAGGTCCCAGGTGTAATTGAGCGTCATTGTGTTGTAAATATAAGAAATCACAATCATCTCTTTTAATTACTTCTTGGTAATATTTTTCGTCCCATAAATCCCAATTAATAATCACATCATCTTCTAGTATAATCATTGGCTTATTAGAAGCAACAACTTCTTTCCAACAATTTAAATGAGAAATTGAACAACCCAGTTCACCTTTCTTCATTCTTTGTACACCTGCTGCGGGCACACTTCTCCACGATTTATGAACATCATACCCCATATCTAAAACATCAGAATAAGAGGTAATATCTCCATAAATTGCTTCTATAAATTTATAATCTTTTAAGGATTTATTGTTCTTTTCAAACAATTCTTTTCGATCGGTACGGTGTGTTAGGTTTATAACTAATTTTTTCATTACAAATTTCGCCTCTGCATTAATAACATATAGTATTATTTATACAGTTATTTTTTCTCTAGTTCTTCAATTCTTTTAATAAGCTCTGGATATGCATCAAATTCGTGCATCTCTTTACATGGGTGGCTATTCTTTTTAAGCTCTTCGACTTCTGCTTTGAGTTCTTTAATTGCTTCAACTAATAGTGGTACTACTTTTTCATATCTAACAGTTAAATAATCCTCTCCACTCTTTGAAATAACTTTATCATTATCTTCTGGGTCAACTTCACAGTCAAATGGAGCAGCTGCAACAGCCTGTGGTAAGACTGCTTGTATTTCTTGAGCCAAGAGTCCAGCATCATTTTTTCTATGCTCTGGTATAAATCCTAATTCATCAACCTTATCTTTCCAATCAAATGTGTAACCACCAATGGTTTGTATTTTTTCTAATGGATTAGATATTTTTTGAATATTATCTTTTAATCTAGCATCAGATGAATATGCAGTGACATTACCTGTTGAAGTAATTGCACCTATAACTTCCAATCCTGCCGTTGCGGGAACAGATGTGTCACTAATGCCGCCACCAACACTAATACGGCCGGCAACACATAAGTATCCTCGAGTTGATAGTGACATAGCACCCTGAGTTGCAGACATAGCATCATCACGCCAGACGAAACCACGGTCATTATCATTGTTCATTTGGAAAGTCATAGCATAATCAGCTAAGTCTCCATGGCCCTGGCCAGAGTACATACCAATACCGTATGCAGAACTAGTTCCCCACATCCTAAACTTAGTATAGTTATTACCGGTGTCTGTATAATGGTATGTGCCACCATTTGGCCCTGCAGGTCCTGTCGCGCCTGTGCTACCTGTGGATCCTGTGGAACCTGTTGCACCTGTTTGGCCCTTCTGACCTTTGGCTCCAGTGGCACCCGTACCACCCGTTCCACCACTCTGGCCCTTCTGACCTTTGGCACCAGTGGCACCTGTACCACCAGTTCCACCAACTTCACCCTTCTGACCTTTGGCTCCAGTGGCACCATTGGAGCCGTTAGTACCATTTGTTCCTGCTGCACCTTTCTGACCTTTGGCACCAGTGGAACCATTTGAACCATTACTACCTGCTTGTCCCTTTTGGCCCTTCTCACCGGCCCCACCCATAGGACCAAATTCAATCTCTACTGTTGCGGGACTACCATAGAATGAACTAGAAAGATGAAGTGGGCTTGTCCCGTGTGTAATTGTCCTACTTCTTTGTAATACACCATCTTTATAATATTTTACCGTGGTACCGTCATAAGTTTGCGATAATACAGTAGATGAACTATAACTACCATAAGCACCAATGCTTGAACCATTTTCATAAATTTGTGCAGTACCAGCATTAAAATACCATGCATAATCAATTGTAGTATAACTTGTACTAGCTGTTGGGTCTGGAGTGAGGCCAATCATATAGTGATTTGATGTGGTATTAACACTTGCTGACATGAAAGCATGAATATAACTTTCAGTAGAATAAACTCTTTCGTTCCAACTATTAGCTGTTGACTTTTTAAATTTACCAGGCGAAGTTTGACTTATATTGGAACTCATTACAGGAGTCCAACTTAATGCACCACCCTCACCTTTTTGTCCCTTGGCTCCAGTACCACCAGTACCACCTGTTTGACCCTTCTGACCTTTGGCTCCAGTACCACCTGTTCCACCTTGTGGACCCGTTGCCCCTGTTTGGCCTTTTTGACCTTGTGGTCCCTGTGAACCCGTGGCTCCTGTACCACCCGTTGCACCTGTTTGGCCTTTTTGTCCTTTGGCCCCAGTTGCCCCTGTTCCGCCAGTTGGACCAGTTGCACCTGTTTGGCCTTTTTGTCCTTGACTACCCGTTGAGCCAGTAGGACCTGTGGCACCAGTAGGACCTGTCGAGCCTGTATTACCCTTTGCCCCTGTTGCCCCTGTTCCGCCAGTAGCACCTGTGGAACCAGTCGGACCTTGAGCACCTGTATTACCCTTTGCCCCCGTTGAACCTGTAGCACCAGTGGCACCTTTCTGACCTTTAGCTCCAGCAGAACCGGCAGCCCCTGGTTCACCTTTTAAGCCCGATGATGAGCCAACCCATTGGCCTGAGGCATTAATTACCTGAGTATTATTAACTCTATAACCAGCACCTGATTGTATTTGTTCTTCTGCCGCTAGTGAAACAGCATCTAGACCTGTTAATTCGTATCCGTGGACTGCATAACCAGATTTACTATTTTCAATAACAGGAGTTGAAGCAGTATGAACTCCGAA